TGTGTGCATTTGAGAAATATAATGCTTAACAAAAGTTGTACTGCTAGGTTCAAAAAGGTGCATATAACCTGATATTGCTTGATCATTATCGTTTCCTGAATTTTCATTAAGACTTTGATAGGAAGTAGATTGTGCTAAATCTATTCCAGTTAAATATTCGAATGGAGTTGCACTATCAGATTCATTGTGTGCCGATTGGAAACCAGTTGTAGTTTTTGTAACATTGTAGTTTGAACCACCATCAATACTAAAGTTAAACTGTAAAGAAGAAAAATCAGTAGCTGGGTGTATGTTTATAAATTTAAATACGTATTCTTTATAAGAAGAATCTATGCCTGTCGTAAAACTTAATGATGATGAACTACTTGCAGTTTGGCTAGATATTTTTGTAAGCCCACCTGTGCCTGTTGCGTTAGATGAAAAAGAGTGATCGTATTTTAAATTAGAATATGTTGTCATTATGCTATCCCATACATTTTGATGACACCACTATCTATGTTTCCGCTTGAAAATTTAAAATCTATGGCATTAACAGCAGATGTTGTGTTACCATATCCAGCAAAGTGATTGTCATAATTTTGAGGTGAAACATTTGTAGAACCAAATCTACCAATAAAGTGTTTTACAAACGTGTCGCTAGACGGAGAAAATAAAAACATTTCACCTGAACTAGCATCATCATTAGCAATTCCACTATCAAAAAACATTGTTTGATAGTTTGTTGATTGAGCTAAATCAGAAGCTGTTTGATAAGCCATTGATCCATTACTATCATCTTCTCTATGTCTAGCAGTAAAAAAAGTTGAAGTCTTAGTAACATTATAATTGCTACCACCATCTGTACTAAAATTAAAAGTAAAAAGTATGTTCTCTGTGGCTCCGTGAATATTAATAAACTTAAATAAATAAGTTCTATATGTGCTATCAATCCCACTTGTAAATGATGAAGAAGAAACACCTGAGGTTATTGTGTTTGTGGCTAATAAATTTAAGCTACCACCAAAACCACTAGGTAAATTATAATCATATCTAATGTCTGTATATGTACTCATTTAACTACTCCAAACATTTGTATTGTACCAGCATCTATGTTTCCTGATGACATTTTAAATTGGACTGCATTAATTGCACTTGTCGTATTACCATAACCAGCTGTATTCTGACCATTAGACGCATTATTTAATTGATAACCCTCTACTTTTGCTAAATAATGCTTCACAAACACAGAACTTGATGGTTCAAATAAATTAAGATAACCACTAAGACATTCATCATCTGCATTCCCTTGATTTTCATTAAGTGTTTGAAAGTCAGTAGATTGTGCTAAATCTAATCCATCTAAATAATCTAATAAATTTTGACTATCAGCTTCATTATGAAAGTTTCTAAAAGCAGTAGAAGTTTTTGTAACATTATAATTAGAACCTGAATCAGTAGAAAGATTAAATTGAAAAAATGCACCATCTGTCGCTGGGTGAATATTATTAAAGATAAATAAATATTCAGAATAAGTAGAGTCTATTCCTGATGTAAATGAAACTGACGCACTAGAACTTGCAGTTTGAGTTGATAAAGCTATTAAGCCACCAGCACTTGCAAAAGGTACGTTATATTTAAGAGCATTGTATGTTGACATTATTTATCACGCAATAACCAACCTTGTGTAGCATCAACATATACTAAAGTAAAACCAGCACGTTCAGTTGATACAGTAAGATCAGATGCATCTCCTTGTATTTTGTGACTATTTCTGCCAACAGTTAAATTATTAGTATCAAATGTTCCAGCGTAATCTACTATCCAAACTTCGTCACCTCTTACAGCAGAAGATGGAAGTGTCATTGTAACTGCACCACTTGTAGTATTTACAAAGTAACCATTACCAACAACCATATTTGTGTTGCCTGTAACAACAGCTTGCCAATCAACTACACCACCTGTATTAGTTGCAAACTTTGCGTGTGTTACTGTTCCGTCTGTTGGAACTCCTACATCTAATACGTTACCTAAAAGAATAACAAAATCTATAACATCACCTGTTGCTAAGTTAGAAGCAAAAGTTAAAGTTGAACCTGATATAGTAAATGAATCTGATGGTGCTTGAAGTACACCATTTAAAGATACGAGCATATGATTTGCAGACTCAGGGGAAACAGCAGTTCCACCTACTTGGAGTGTGTAACCAGCTTGACCATTAACAACTGTAATTGAATCACACTTTTGAAAGTTTCCTACTGTTGGTTCTTTACCTATATATGCCATTTAATATCCTAACTTACCTTTCTTCCATAAAGTGAAAAATATCCTGAGTCAAAACTTCCAGCAGTAAGACTTAATTTAATTGCATCAAAAGGTGTTGTCAATCCATCTTTATACATACCACCACCTGTTGCAGAATTTGTGTCACCACTTGCACCATCTCTTGTTATTGACCTTGAACAGTATTGAAAATATTTACGATCTGAAGTTACATTAAGTGGGTCAAATATATCTATTATAAAACTTCCTGTACTATCTTCACCTATTCCGTTTGTATTTAAAATAAAACTATCATCAGTTTGATTTTCTTGGGTTTGAAAATTACCATCTGCTCTTTCATTATCATTTCCATAGTTATAATTACTTGCTGTTAAAAAATTAGAACCATTATCAGAACTTATGTTCATTTGTAGTTTTGCATTATTACCAGAAACATTAGGGCCAAGACCTGATATAATAATTTTATAATCAACGTATGTTGTTGTAATATAAGTATTGTTAAAAGTAACATTGGCAGTATCTGATGAAATTTGTGTTGTAATTAAATGTTCAAAAGCACCACCACCTTTAATTAAACTATAATCGATTCTTTTAAGTGTTCCAGCGTCAGATAAAATAAATTCATCTGTATCAGCTGGTGCAGAAGTTAAAGCAGTTTCAGCAGAAATAATATCTTGTGCTAGTTTAGAATTAGAAATAGTACCATCTGTAATATCACCAGCTGTTAAAGGTACATCTGTTGGTTTCTTGCCGATATAAGCCAATGTATTACTCCTATGTTATTTCTAAGATTGATAATGTTGAATCTATTTTAGCAGTAACAGAACAATCAACTTTTAGAATATCAGTAGTTTGTAAAACAACTTTTCCACCTGTTAAAAGTTCTAGTGAAGAACCAGCTGGTATTGATACGTCTTTAACTAATAAAACTGTTTCGTTTGTTTCTGTATCTGATGTGTCTGAAACTAATTGTACTGAAGCTGTTACTGAAGCTGTGTGAATATTACAAAGAGTTAATCCTATTACTACACAAGTTGTTGAACTTGGTACTGTGTATAGGGTTAAAGGTGTTCCAGCACTTGCTGGCATTGCACCATTAGTTTTTACTTTAAATGTATTTGCCATATGTTCCTTTTATATTTAACCTAATGCTATTGCAAGTGGCAAAGCATTGGGGTCAGATTCCGTTACTGTTCCTGTTACTGACATTGCACTTGTTACTGCGTTTGTTGATATATTAATACTCATTAATTCAATGTTGTCTGTTCCGTCATTGATCATAATTTTTAAAAATCCTGATGTTCCTGAATTTACCCACATACTTCCAGCTACTAATGAACTTGGTGCTGATGTGCCTACGTGCATTGAATTTAATGCACCTAAGATACTGTTTAATTCTGCTCTAAATGCTGGAAAACCTTGATTCGCTAATGTTGTGTCTGATACTTGTGCCATATTTTCTTATACTCCTTTTAAAAGCCCTTTGCAATGAAATCAAATGTTCTTGATACATTTGTTCCACTTGAATTTTTAAATGTCAGGTCAAATCCATTAACAGTTTTATTCTCTACTACAAAGAAATCTCCTGTGGCAAGATTTTCACCCGTAATTCCTACTGCATAATTAACAGATTTGTATGGATTTGTAAATGTTACTGTTTTAGTTCCAGCACCTGAACTTATATCATTACCACTAAATATTCTATCAGGCATATCTACTGTTACTGATAATCCTGATACAACAGGTGTTGACGATAAATCGCTTGAAGTCATAACTAATTTAAATTTTAAGTATCTAGCAGTATAATCACCAATTACGAAATTTTGGAAACTTGTATATGTAACATTATCATCTGATGTAGCTATTTCAATATGTGCGTTACAGTTAGCTGGTGTATCTCCGTCAAAGTTAGAGGGTTGATCATCAAAATTACCTGATCTACTATCAAATACATCATCTAAATTATCTGATGTTTGTACTATTGAAGCTGTAACTCTTAATGTGTGTTTTGCACCAATATCAATGACGTTAGCAAAATCATATGTTCCTGATGGAAACAAGTCAGCACTTTGTACTCCTGAATCAAACAATCCTGTTCCATCATCAAAGTTTCCACTAGCACTATCAAATAATTCAGATGAGTCTAATCTTAATGTACTATCTGTTAAAATAAGATTTGATTTACTACCAGCAAAACTAGGATTTTCGCTTTGTGTATCTACTGCATTAAAATTTAATGTTGATGTTACATTAGATATTACTGCTGTTGCATTAGAACTAAAGTTACCTAATTTATCTACTGCTTTAATTAAATATGTTCCGACCCTAGCTGGAACAGATATAGAGGTTGCTGGTCTTGATATTTTCTCTACTAAAGATACTGAGTTTTGCCAATCTGCTGACCCATCTGTTGCAGTAGAATATCTTAAATTATAATGTGATAAATCTAAATCAGGTATAGCTGTCCAACCCAAATGTGCTTCTTGTCCTGATATGTTACAAGATAAATCTTCAACATCACTAGGGGGTGCGATTGCACCTATAATCTTTCTTTGTGCTGTTACATAACTTGATGAACTTCCAAATGATGATACTGCTTTAACTCTTACATCATATGTAGATTCATCTATTACATTTAATACTCTTTGAAATAATCCTGAACCTTGTGAGTGAATAATAAAATCTGAATCTGTACTAAGCTTATATTCTACTTGGTAATAATCAACAAAACTATCAGGTGAAGCACCAATAGCAATATCTAAAGCTGTTAGAGGTGTTTCATTATATTGTATTAATTGGTCAGTTAAAGTTACACTTGCTGGTGCTTGTACTACAAATGGATTTGGAAGTGTTGTACTAGGTACTGCTGTTGCTTGTGTTTTAGTTGCCCAAGTATAATGTGCGTCTTGGTGTTCTACTAAATTTAATCCTACTGTAAAATCTTCATTAAAAGACATACTTAAAACTCTAAATGGTTTTGCACTAAATCCTAAACTACTATGTGTAATATTAACAATATCTCCTATGGCTAAATCATAAGAATTAAAAGCTACATTAATTGCTAATCCTAAAGCTTGTCTTGATCTTCTTAATATAATTTCTGCCATTTCTTCTGCTTGGTATTGTGAAGTAATAGTTTTAAAATCAAATCTACCCTCTAGTAAAAAACCACCATCAGCAGTTTTCATTGTTGCGTGTCTATCTGCACTTGGTAAACTTGAATCATCAATAGGTGGAAACTGAACTTCGTCTATTTGGAAGTTTCTATCAGGATTTACAAAACTACAAATAACTCTATTGAACTGACTATTTTTATCAGGGCTAGATAAATTATATCCACCTATAATATCATCTTCTGTTAATGTAATTGAAGCACTACCTGTCGTTTCTATAATTAATTGATATTTACCAGCAGTATAAGGCAGATAACCTCTGCAACCTTTTAAGAACTCTCTAACATTATCAATAATAGATGCTGATGTATCAACTGCTGTATTAGTATCAAATATATTTATATCTGACCCACCTGAATAAGGTGTAACTTGCGTAACGCAAACTTGTGAAGCATCATAAAAACTTTGTAAATCTATTTCACTTGTTGTTAATCCTTTTCCATATCTTGTATTTCTTAAATAATCTAATAAGCAAAATGCTGGGTTTGTTGAAAAACTAGCAGTTTGTTCAGATAAGTTAGATGCTAAAGTTACAACTTTTTTACCTTGTACTTTTGCTTGTATTTTTGGAACTCCAGCAAATACATCTTGATTCCATTTAAACCGAATAGCAAGATAAGCTAGACCTGATAATTTATGATTACTTCCCCAAGACGATAATGTAGATAATAATGTTGAAGCAGATTGTCCGTCTGCACCATAATGAGGTTCTACTCTAATTAAACTTTCTGAATCTTTGTAAAAATTACTATCTGAACTATTTACTTCAACTGCCGTATTATCTGCTAAATCACTTGCCCAAGTAACAGGTTTATCATCTACTCTTATTTCTGTAATATCGTTTATTTCC